GAGGTTGAACCAAGAGATATGTTTTTCGAGGGAGCAGACACTGCCGTTGATTGGACAAACAAATTAGATTGGGGAGAAAAACAAACAGCACGTTATGTTTATGACGCATTAAAAAGAAATCTTTGTTTCACTTATGAAAATGATGGTCAAGACGCGTTTGTTGAGGAGAGAAACAGACGAAAAGGACAAATCTGTGAACTTGGTTCAGAAGTTATGGATTTAGGGGAATTGTTTGTTAATGAAGAAGAAAAAATCGGTTCGAATTATTATGCTCCAACTTATATGTTTAGAGACAATGTCATTGCAACAAACAAACCTCCTTTTATTCCTGTCATTCATAGTGAATACACACAAATTTGGTCAGCAACAACAAACTCGGATTATCCAGACAAAATTGAAGAACACAAAGCAAGAATATTATTATGGGGAGGAAAAACACCATTAAACCATAATGATGGTTTTGATAATTCAAATCAATGGCGATGGGGTAAAATGAACCCGTCTGCAACTCCTGAATTGTTGAATTATTACCCGTTTGCAGGAGTTTATTGTGACGAAGACGAAACCTATTTTGGAAGTTTAACAGTAAACAGCATTTTGTATTATCCACAATTATATTATCAAGATGTTGACGCAAACATGGTTCAACCAACACCAATTAATTGGCCTGTCTGTCATGGTCTTTATGAAGTGTTTTGGGCAAGAAATATTAATAATTTAATTTCACGACCAAAAATAAAATCAGCAAAGTTTCATTTAACAGCAGCAGATATTTCTGCACTTAAATTTCAAAAATTAATTTACATTGAAAATTCAGAAAGTGCAACATATTGGATTATTAATAAAGTTGTTGATTTCAAACCAGCACAAAGTCAAATGACAAAAGTTGAATTGTTTGAATGGTCGTTAGCAAAACCAAGACGAAAGTCGTCAATAAAAAAGAGAGGAGGACAAGAATATGGTCCTGACAAAGATAGTGGGATTGGTCAAGTTGGTTCAAACAAGAGACGATTAGATGTTAATTTTGCTGGTGAGTTGGGAATTTCTGCTACAAACACAGGAGCACGTCTTAATTCACACACAACACCAAATCTTGTGCAAACATCACCAATAAAAACTTTGACAAACAAACAAGAGGAAATAAAAGCAGCAGACCCGAACAATTTACGTTGGAAACTACAAAACACAAGTGGTTCACTAACAACAACACGAGTGACAAACAAGTCTTTCAATATAGGAACAAACAATGTTAAACAAAATTCAGGAAAAATAACTATTGGACAAAACAATAAAGGGACAAACAATTCTGATATTATTATTGGTAAAAACAATCAAATTGTTTCAACAAGTCAAAATGTTATTGAGTTTCACGTTGGCAAGAAAAATCCAGCATTAGTTATTAGTCAAAAAGGTGAGGTTTTAGAAGGAGGAGGAGGTGTTGTTTACTTTGAAGACGCGTCTGGAAATATTGTTGAATTAATGACAAAGACTGATTTTATGGGAGAAGTTAATTACAAAAAAGTATTAAAAAGCAGATAATCCGGATCCGGAATTAAAAAAATTGAAATATGGCAAATTTAGAAACAATTTTAAACATAAGAGTTGAGGGAACGTCTCAAATGACGAAACTAAAAGACCAGATTACTCAAACAGAAGCTGGGATTAAGAAACTCAAAGACGCACAAAAACGTGCTGGTAAAGACGGCAAAGACTTTACAGCGTCAATCGTTTCAGCTGAAACAAAGTTGAAAGCGATGAGGAAAGAGTTGACGGCAGGTAAAACTGAAATGATTAAAATGGCAAACGCTTCACAAGCAACAGGAAAATCATATAACGATTTGACTAAACAAAATGCCGCATTATCTGTTAAATTAAGAAAGTTACAAGACCCATTAGGAAAAAACAAAAAAGAGTTCGAAGCGTTAAGTTCTAAAATGAACCAAAACACCGAAGCGTTAAAAAAGATGGACGCACAAATGGGACGTCAACAAAGAAACGTTGGTAATTATGGTCAAGCAATTTCAGGAATGGCAATGAAAATTGGTGCCGCAGTTATGGCATTCAAAACACTTGAAAGAGCAATGAGTGTGTTTGTTGATTTTGAATTTCAAATAAAACAAGTTGGAGTTATTTCAGGAGCAACAGCAGAAGAAATGAATATGTTGTCAGAAAGTGCAAAAGAATTAGGTTCGACAACAGCGTTCACTGCGGGTGAAGTCGCTGGTTTACAAAAAGAATTAGCAAAATTAGGTTTCGATGCGTCAGAAATTGAAAACATGACGGGTTCTGTTTTAGATTTAGCATTTGCATTTGGTGACGATTTAGGACAAACAGCTGAACAAGCCGGGATTGTTCTCAAAGCGTTTAATATCGACGCAAGTCAAACGTCAAGAGTTACTGATGTTATGGCAGCCGCGTTCTCAAACACGATGTTAGATTTAGAGAAATTTTCAGTTGGTATGCCAAAAGTTGCATCGATTGCAAAAACAATGGGTTTCAGTTTTGAAGACACAACAACTTTACTTGGTGCATTAGCAAACACAGGAATGGAAGCGTCAACTGCGGCAACTGCGTTAAAAAACATTTTCTTAAAATTAGCAGACCCAACAGGAGATTTAGCACAAGCACTTGGAAGAAACATCACAAGTGTTGACCAATTAATCCCAGCAATGCAAGAATTAAGTTCAAAAGGAATTGATGTTGCAGGAATGTTAGAGTTAACAGACAAACGAAGTGTTACAGCGTTCGCGTCGTTATTAGATGGATCCGGAAAGTTAAAAAAATTAAACGAAGCAATCACACAAAGTGAAGGACTAACTACAAAATTTGCTGATGTCATGAGGGACAGTTTAAAAGGTTCGATTGACGAAACGAAATCTGCGGCAGAAGGATTTGCATTAGAAATGTTTGAACAACTTTCTCCAGCAATCACATTAGTTTTAGATGGTGTTCAACAACTGTTTAAAGCATTAAAGTTTTTGACACCCGTTATTATTGGTGCCGCAACAGCATTTGTCACATATAAAGTGGGAGCAGTCGCAGCGAGAGTTGCCACATGGGCATATCAAGCGGCAGTTGTAGCAACAAGAGTTGCAACGATTGCACTCACAAGTGGGACAAGAGGACTGACTTTGTCAATGAGAGCATTAAACATTGCAGTTAAAGCAAATCCACTAGGACTTTTAGCGTCAGTCGCAGCGGGAGTTGTTGCTATATTTGCATCAATGGGAGACGAAACAGAAGAAGTGTCAGAGGAAATGGCAGCGATTAATGCAGAAACTGAAAGAATGGCAAGTTTGAAAGATAGTTTAGCAAAGTCAGAAGCAGAAGAACTTTTGACTGTGAAAAAACTTGTCAGTAATATTAAAGACGAAAACAAAACTCGTGAGGAAAGGCTACAATCTGTAAAAGAATTAAACGCGATTGCTGGGACAAATATTACAAACTTAACAGACGAAAAAAGATTAGCAAAAGAATTAGCAAACGCATACAAATCAGCAGTTGACGAAATCAAAGCAAAATACATAATGCAACTTGCTGAAGGAGAAGTTTTAGGTTTAATACAACAAGAACTTGAACTGAAAGAACAACTTGAAAAATTACAACAAAAAGAAAACACAGCATTAAAAGAAAGAAACGAAGTCAGAAAAGAAAACAGAAGTATTTCTGAAGCAGATAATAAAGCACTTGCAGGAGCAACACAAATGATAGACGCTGAAGGACACGCAATTGATGCTAATATTAACATCAAGAAAAGACGTGAAAATAGAGACAGACAAAATTCAAGACATGAGGAGTTTTATCAAGAACAAAAACAAAAAAGAATTGAGAAAGAGAAAGAAATTAATAATTTACAAACTCAACAAAACAACATTTTAGAGAAAGCAAACAAAACGATTGAAGGTTTGATTAAAACAAGCACAAAACGTGATGATGATGACAAAGAAAGACTGACACGTTACGAACAATTAAGAAAAGCAGTTGAAGACGAAAACAAAGAACTTCAAAGATTAATTGAAAGACGTGAAAGAGGTAAAGCAACAGACAAACAAGTTCAAGACCAAATCGAAAAATTAAGACAAGCAAAAATTAAACTCAATGATGTTGACAAACAAGTTATCAAAATCAACAAAGAATTGAACGATGAATTGAAAGATAGTGTTGACCCAAACAAAGCAAAAGTCGAAGCAGTTCAAAAAACAATCAATGCTGAACAAAAGATGTTGGACGGCATGATTAAGTTAAGAGACAACGGAGCAATGTTGTCAAAAGAACTTATTGAACAATCAATAAAAGTTGCCAAAGCAAAACTTAAAATGGCAATGTTGACTATATCAGCAGACGATAATGCAACACAAGCACAAGTTGATAATATTAATAAGTTAAAATCTGAATTGCAAGGATTTGAAAGTCAACTACAACAAATGGGAGCAGCAAACCCAAAGTCAGGTTGGTTGAACAAATCGTTGTTTGGAACAGGAGGTGAAGATGGTGACGGTGCATTTACGGGAGCTGATTTCTTAAACAGTATCACAGAAACAATGGGAGGTGTGATGGGAGTTTTAGATGAAGTTTCTAATTTACAACATCAACGTTTGGATAGTGAGTTAGGAGTGATTGAGACAGAGAAAAACGCTGAAATCGAAGCATATAAAAAGACAGCTGAATTTAAAGTGATGTCAACAAAAGAACAAGACGCAGCACTTGAAGCGATAGCAAAGAAACATGACGACAAAATGTTAGACTTGAAAATCAAACAGTTTGAAAGAGACCAACAAATGCAAGTTGCTCAAGCATTAATGGCAGGTTCGATGGCTATTATGCAGATTTGGAGTTCGTCAGCAACGGGTAATGCAATTGCAGATGCAATTATTAAAGGTATTCTGACAGCAGCACAAGTCGCAATGACAGGACTTCAATTAGCAACAATTAAAGCACAGAAACCCCCAACGGCAGAAATTGGAGGTATTGTTGATGAAAGTTTTGCGTCAGGAGGAATGGTTCACGGTAAGTCTCACGCAAATGGTGGAGAAAAATTTTCAGTTGGTGGACGTGTTGTTGAACTTGAAGGTGGTGAAGCAGTAATTAACAAAAAATCAACTGCAATGTTTAGACCTATGTTGTCAAGAATGAATGAAGCAGGAGGTGGGAGAAAGTTCGCAGATGGAGGAATGGTCTTTGCGACTGACTTAATGGAAACACAAGCAAACAGTTTTGAAAGTATGTTGACGAACCAAGAACCACAAGAAGTTTTACTTGTCGAAGCAGCAGTCACAGACAGTCAAAGAAGTGTTGCAAATATTGAAGCAAAAGCATCATTTTAGACGTGTCCGGATCCGGAATTAATAATTAAAACAATGAAAAAAAGTTTGATTTTTCTAATCGAGTGTTTTTCGTCTATTGAAATAAAAGAAATTTTTAATATATTGATATGCCGGACCAGACAAAGTCTCGGAAATCAACTCCTAAACGTATTAGCATGAAAGTAACAGTTTCAGACAAAACTCAAAAAAAACGACTAAAAATCTGTCAAAATTGTGAGTTTCGCAAGTTAAAATTTTTGTCTATTTTTAACGCCGACAGTTGTGGAAAATGTAAGTGCAATTTGAAAGCAAAAACTAAAATGAGTGCCAGTTGGGGAGGAAAATGTCCTATTGACAAATGGTGAAATTAACTTTGATGTGTTAAAAATAAATTTGAAATGGTTATTCCAATTTACAAAAAACCTCTTAATATTGACGAAAGAAAAAACCAAAAAAGAAATATGGAACACGCACAAATTATAGCTGAAAAAATCGATTTAGAAGACAAACTCAAAATTGAGGGATTAGTTTCTCAATGTAAAAAAGATGCTCGAGGACGTATTCAATACAATCGAAGTGTAGCACAAGAATTACTTCCTTACTTTCAAAAATATGTGGACCCAAACGTCAAAGGGAATATTTTTGGGTGTGGTGGGTGTGTTTCTAAAATGATGAACTTGTTTTTTGAATTGAAAAAATATTGGCTAAACCCAACAAAATAGAACACGTTGACAATTTTGTCGAAAAGATTTGGACAGAAGTTCAAACAAGATTTGGTGAGTTTGCAACACCGAAAGATGTTGTGTTTCATTTAGTCGAAAGAGGTATTTGTGAACCAACAAGAGTGAGAAACTATTTGATTTTATTAGATTTTGACAGACTTTTAGTTGAAAACAAAGGTCACATCACACACACTTTTATGGATTTATCAATCGAATATGATTTAAGTGATAGGCAAATCCAAGGAATTGTTTACAAGTATCGAGACAAATTTCATAAAAACAACAACATCAAAAGGACTGACAAACGTAAACCAATAAAAGTTTCCAAAAAGTTCGTAAAATAACAAAATCTTGTTTTTAAGTTTGTCGCATGGCAAAATGGTTCGAAATCAAGAATGAAACAGAGTATGCAGACATTTGGATTTATTCAGAAGTCGGAGGTTACGATGTAAACGCACAAAAATTTATTAACGAGTTAAAAGAAGTTAGTGACAAACCACTAAACGTTCACATCAATTCATTAGGAGGTGACGTGTTCGATGGTTTAGCAATTTACAATGCTTTGAAATCACACAAAAAACCTGTTAAAATTTTAGTTGAAGGAATAGCAGCGTCAATAGCAAGTGTTATTGCAATGGCAGGAAACACTATTGAAATGGCTGAAAACTCTTTGTTTATGATACACAACCCATTTGTTATGGCAGGAGGTGATGCAACAGAGTTGAGAAAAACAGCGTCTATTTTAGATAAAATTCGAGACGAAATAGCAAATATTTATGAGGGAGTTTCCGGATCCGGATTTGACACGTTAGTTGGTTTGATGGATAATGAAACTTGGTTTAACGCAATGGAGGCAAAAGAAATGGGATTTGCTACTGGAATAACACAACCAATAAAAGTGGAAAACAATTACAATATTTCCAAGTTCAAAAATATTACACACGATAAAATCAATTTAATACTTAATAATAAAACAGAAATCATGGCAAAAGAAACTATTTCAAATGATAAAAAAGAGGAAAACAAAAACCTTTTATCACAAATCAAAGAATTATTCGTTAACGAAGCACCAAAAAATGACCACGAACCAGGACACGATGAGAGTGAAGCGGAAAAAACAGATTGGGCTAAAACTTACGAAGAAATGAAAGACAGAGTTGAAAATCTTGAAGACGCAGTTCACAAAATTGAGGAAGCAATGGGAATGAAAGAAGAAGAAATGAACGAAGCAAAAGAAGAAGTTGCAAACCAAGCGAAAGAAATCGAAACTTTAAAAAATGAAAATTCGAAATTAAAAGCTGGTAAAACTGACGTAAACGCATCAGCAGACCCTTCACTTGTTGAGGTTGAAAAATCTACTAATCCAAACATTAGTTTTTTCAATGCTATGGCAGACACGTTAAAAAGGAGAGCATAATTAAAATCAATAATAACAATAAAAATCAGAAAAAATGGCAAATGTAGCACAATCAAACATCACAGCAACCTATTCGGGAGCTAATTTTTCAGAGTTATTCTTGGAACCTATTTTTAGAGATAGTGACATTTTCCAGTTCAGAGTAATTCCGAATGTAAAACACAAAATGAACCTTTACACAGCAGACGCGTTATCTTGTATCGTTGCAAAATACACGGGTTGTGGAGGTGATGAAACAGGAAGTTTCAATGTTAATGACAAAACAATAACTGCAGGAAGATTAAGAGTTGCAGTTTCTGAATGTCAAGACGCGTTTTTTGGAACTTATATTGAAGAAAGTTTCAAAAATGGAATTAATGTTTTTGACTTGACTGGAACAGATTTAATGGACACAATCTTAGCGAATGTGAGACAATCAATTGGAAACGACATCACTAAATTAGCTTGGTGGGGTGACACGGCAGAAAGTGGTGCTTCAGCATCTTGTTATGACGCAACAGACGGGTGGTGGAAACTATTAAAAGCAGACGCGACAGTTGACGGCAACAAAGTAGCAATTGCGAATGGTGCATTAACTGCGGCAGATTGTTTAGCAGCAATGAGGTCAATGTGGGCTTCAGCACCAAGTGCTTTACAAGGTGTTGACAATAGAGACAAAGCATTCTATGTTACACGTTCAATATTTGAAGGGTATATCACAGCACTTGAAGATTTAGGAAATTCAGAAGGTTACACAACATTAGTTGATGGACGTCCAGTTTATTATTTTAGAGGTGTTGAAGTAATTCCAATGTATTCTTGGGACACTGCAATTTCACAAAGAGCAATCGCTGACGATAATTGTGCAGTATATGTAGCAAAACAAAATCTTGCAGTTGGGACAGACACAAACGACCCACAAGGAGAAATGAAAATGTTCTATGATGATTTAACAGAAAAAGTTTACGTTAGAAGTTATTTCAAAATGGGTGTTCAATTCTTACATGACAGCATGGTTCAAATTGGATATTAATAATTAACCCTTAAAAATTAAAAAGAAATGGCAATAACTACAGGACATAACGTAATTTGTTGTGACAGAAATAGACGAGGAGGTGTTAAGACTATTTGGTTAGGTAACACAGACGAAATCGCGTCTTTTACTCTTGATGCAACAGCTGGGTCTCACGGCTATACAGCAGTGACTATGGTAACCCCAGGAACAGATTTATTTTACAAATGGGAATTCGACAGAGGGACTGCGGCTTTTAACGCAAACGCGACAAGAGAGAACGGTTCGACATTAATCGAAGTTTCACTTGAATTTTACATTCCAAAAATAACAGGAGTTGTAAATCACGACCTTATGGAGTTATTAACTTCATGTGGTATGACTGCAATCGTTGAGACATACGCAGATAATTGTGCAGACCCAGCAGTGACTTACAAGTTCGTTTTAGGTTGGGACGAAATATTTGAGGAAACGGCTTACATGGAGTTTACTTCAGGTGAACAAACAACTGGTCCAGACTTACAGTCAGCAAATGGAACAGCGATTACTATAACGACACAACAAGGAGAATATCCAAGAGAATTCACAGGAACAGTTCCTGTATAATAACGAATTCAGACGTTTTTGACGTCCGGATCCGGAATGAATTCCAAAGAGTGTTATTAACAATAGAGAGCGAATATCTTTTTGGGTGTTCGCTTTCTTTGTTAAAATAAATTAATAAGTTTGTAATAAAAAAAAATAACCATGGCAAAAACAGAATATAAATTAAGCAAAGAATTGGAAAATTCCAAAAGTTTTAGAGCATTAGTTGATGGAGTTTTAACAAAATTTTACACGGCAGAAGTAACACAAGACCAACTCAAAAGTTTAAAAGACGCTGGACACCCATACGTCACAGAAGTAAAACCTAAAAAGAAAGGAGAAACACCAAAAACAAATGACGGATATGGCAAAAAGCACACAGAAAAAACTGACTAAAAAGTCCTTAAAAAACATAGCAAAAAAGGCTGGTTTTGCAAAGTTTGATGTTATCAATTTAGCAGTTCCAGAAAGAATTGATGAAGTTGCTAATATGAAAGGTATTCAAACTCCTTATGTCCCATTTGGAGTTGATAATTTATTGCCACAATATTTAGCAGAAATCAAAAGAAAGTCTCCAACTCACAGAGCAATTCTTGGACAAAAAAAGATACTTTCAATAGGTCAAGAGTTTCATTCTGAAAATGAAATGCTTATCAAATTTATTGAAAATGTCAATATTGACGAAAGTTTAAGAGACGTTTATGCAAGAGTTATTGACGATTATTATTCGTTTGGTAACGCTTACGTTCAAATTGTAAAACACAACACAGGCATCAACTTATATCACATCGACGCAACAAAATGTCGTGTTTCAAAAGACCAGGAATATATTTATATTCACCCAGATTGGTCTCAATATCAATCAACAAAAAAAGACCAAGTTATTATTCCAATTTATCCAAATTTTGAAAACAACACGTCAATTTTACAATTTAAAGATTATGAACCAACATTTAATTATTATGGTCTCCCAGATTTTTGTGCCGCGTTAGAATGGATTGGAATTGACAATCATTTGCAAAAGTATAATTTAACAAAATTTGAGAATAATTTTACTCCGAGTTGTATTGTTGAAATCAACGGTGATATGGGTGAAATGGAAGCAGAAACATTAGTCAAAGAAGCACAACAAAAATGGACTGGTCAAGGAAACAATTCAAAGATTTTATTTTTAGTGAAAAATGGTGATACGTCACCAGCAAATATTACTATGTTAAACGACAATGCAGATGGGTCGTTTATGGAACTTCAAAAACTAACTTCACAAAACATAATTACAGCACACAGATGGCAACCAGCGATGTCAGGAATTGTAAGTTCAGGAAAATTAAGTAGCACAGGTTCTGAAATAAGAGTTGCTTGGGAGATGGTCATGGGAACGATTATTAAAGATGTTGAGGGAGTTGTTTTGACAAAGATTAAAAAAGTAATAACAGAAAATTCAGGACTTGAAACAACAGACTTACAGATTGTTTATGAACCACCAATTTCATATTTATCAGACATTGCTCCTTCATCTGTTTTAACTGTTAATGAACAACGTGAATTATTAGGTTTTGAATTCATGGAAGGAGGAGATATTTTTTTAACTTCTAAAACAACAAAATAATGGCAATCACAGAAAATTACATGGCAGACGCTCCATTTATGACAGAACAAGAAGTCATAAATCTTGCTTTTACTAATAGAAACACCGACACAAGTTTGATTACAGCTGAAATTAGAAAATTAGCAGAAGTTGCACATATTATGGAACCATTAGGACGTGATTTTTACATTCATTTAAAAGACGCTTTTGACGCAGGGACAGAAACAGCAGAAGAAACTGTTTTGATGACAGATTGGATTAAGCCGACATTAGCATTTTACACAAGATTTGAGTTAATTTTGGACATTCAAAATCAATCAACATCAAGTGGGATTGTTCATAATATACCTGAGTTCTCAAACGTTGTTTCAGCAAAAGATTTGAACGTTTACAAACAAGACACTTATCGAAAAGCAAATGTTTTTACAGAACAAATGGTTAAATTTTTAGACGAAAATTCAAATGAGTTTCCAGAATATGCAGATAGCACAGACGCAGACTTGTTATGTAATAAAAACAAGATTGTTTCAAAAACTCATGGAATGATAATTTACTAAACTATGCCTTTACCTAAACCAAAAACAGACGAAACGAAATCAGAATTTATTTCACGATGCATGTCAGATAGTATTGCAGAAAGTGAGTTTCCAAACGTTAGTCAAAGAGTTGCCGTTTGTCAATCACAATGGGATAAAAAAGACGAAACCGGATCCGGAGATAAAAAATATAATGACATAGAATATGACCATCAATATGACTTTACTCAAAAAGAAATGGAGGAATTACACGAAAACGGTGTTTTGTATGTGACACAAACAGACGGAGAAGGAACAGAAATGGTCATAAAATTTACATATAAAAACAAAAAAACTAAAAAACAATAATTATGAGCAATTTACACAAAGACCTTTCAAACGACCAATTACACGAACCAAAAGATTTTTCAACGGCTGCAAATTCAACTAAATTGACTAAAAATTCAAGTGGAAATTTAGAATGGGTGGCAGACAGTGGAGGTGGTGGTGGTGTAGTTACATCGTTAACAACAACGGGAACGTCAGGAGCGTCAACATTAAGTGGTGCGGGTGTTTTAAACATACCTGTTTATTCTCAATCACTTATCATGTCACAAAATATTGAGGCGTATGGTTCAATTGCTTACGGGACAGAATGGGGACTTTCCAATGCACAATATAATAGTGAACACAAATTTACAGTTAATTTAGGTTCACCAACAATCACAACAATTTCACCAAAAAATATGGTTTCGTGTTCTGTTTGGAACAATCCAACTGCCGCGTTATTAAAAGGTTGGAATGGTTGGTTATGGGGAGCGGGTGGCATAATTCGTCTTAATATGTATCGTGTGAAATACGATTGTCCAGCACCAAGTCCTTCACCTGCGACACTCGATGTTTGTCAAACTGCTTTTCACCAAATAACGTTATTAGGAAACACGTCTCCTGTTTGTTTTGCAAGTGAAAGTTTTGTGACGTGTGAAGGGTGGAGTGAAAATTTAGGGGTTAATGAAATGATAATAATAACAGCGTTTGTTGTAGAAGGCGAGGAGACTTGCACGTTTAACTTGAACACAAATATATTGTTAGGAACTTAATAAAAATGGAAAAAATGATGGGAATATATGAAAGAATTTGTCCGATGACAATAATGTTAAACGCGGGAGCAATAGGAATATCAATGACAGATTTTGAACTTGGTTTAAAACTTCTGTCATATACTGTGGCAATAATTTGGACTTCAATTAAAGTGTTAAAAGAAATTAAAAATTGGAACAAAAGTGAGTAAAAGAAACGGCAAAAACAAAATAAGATTAGAATATTTAAGTCAAATTAATATAATTGACAAAAGACTTAAAAAGAAAAAAGTTCGTGAAAGTGAGGACGAAACATCAAAGTTGATGTCTAAAAGACAGACAATTCAACAAAAGTTAAAAACTAAAAAATAAAATGGAAAAATATTAAAAATGGAAGTGTTCGATTTAATTGAAAGATATGGTGTGACCTTGGTTTTGTTAGTTGGTTGTTTTTATGCACTTTATCAATTCTTTTTTTTTAGTATTCGAGAAGTTAAAAAAACATTCGAGAAACACCATGAGAAAAACGCAGATAATATGCAAGAAGTAAAAAACAAATTGAACAAAATAATAGATTTAGTAAAAAGAAAATAAAATGGCTAATTACAAATATCTTGTTATTCATTGCACAGCAACAAAAGAGGGAGTTAATATCAAACCAGAACAAATCAAAGAATGGCACATGGGAAAAACGGGTCGTGGTTGGTCTCGTGTTGGATATTCTGATTTGATTACACTTGACGGAGCACTTCATAATATGCATTTTGCAGAAGGAACTAATCCTTATGACGATTACATCGAACACTCTGAAATGACTTGGGGTGTTAAAGGAATTAATGCTTATTCAAAACACGTTTGTTATGTTGGAGGACTTGACAAAAACAAAGACCCAAAAAACACTATGACAAACGAACAAAAAAAGACGTTAGAAATTTACTTAAAACACGAACTTTTGAGACACCCAGATTTATTGATTGCTGGTCACAATCAGTTTTCGAAAAAATCTTGTCCATGTTTTTTCGTTCCAAATTTGTGTCGTGAATTAGGAATTGATGACAAAAATGTTTACAAAGAAAATCCAAACCATTACAATGGTTTTTAAAAAATTAAACTATGAAAAATTACATTAAATCAAAACGTTTCTCAATTACAATTTTTATGATGTTAGCGTGGCTAATGTTTGGTGTTCTTGGGATTATTTACATGACAAATATGAGTGAGTTTGCTGCTTATTTTGCGGCTCTTTCACCTTTTGTTATTGGTTACATTTATGGAGAAACAAAGAGACCATCAAACGAATGTCAATGTTGCAAAGATTGTGAAAATTGTCAACAAGGAAAATGTCCCAAAAAATAATCATAATAATTGTGAGTTTTATTCTAACTTCATGTTGCACAACTCGGCAATGTAAAGTAGAAAAAGCCGAACAAAAAATCTATGATTTAACACAAGAATTTCCAGAACTACAAAAACAAATTGACACAATAATTGTTTCTGACACAATACAAATCGAGACAATAAGTGTTGACACGTCTTTTAATAGTAGTGTTTCAGCTGACACCATAATTGT